TCTGTTATTTGATCTATTGGAATTTCAGCAAAAATCTCAGCTGCCTGATCTCCGTCGATAGAAGATAGTACTTCTGCACTTGTGGCAATCTCAGTTGCTTGTTCTTCCGTGATTCCATTTTCTATAATTGCATCAACAGCTTCTTGGACTTGTTCATCTGTGACAGTGTCACTACTCAAGACGTCAACCAAACTTGCAAATTGTTCGTCACTCAATGGCTGATCCAATACTGCACTTAACACCGCAGTAAATTCTTCGTCACTTAGTGGTTCTTCAAACACAGTATTAAGGACTTCAGTAAACGCCTCATCGCTTAATTCTTCTATAAAAACTTGATCGAGGACTTCTGTGAACTGTTCTACTGATAAATCACCAGATAATAATTCTGTAGCTGCAGCAACTAACTCTTCTTCATTATCAGCTGAAGTTAATATTTCATCTACGGCATTGGCGAATTCTTCTTGACTTAAATCTCCAGATAAAATTTCATCTACTTGATTAGATATGTCATCTGGAAGAGTAGTCTCAGGTTCTGGTACTGTAGTTTCTGGTTCAGGGATAGTTGTTTCCGGTTCTGTCACCTCAGGTTCAGGAACCGTTATCTCAGGTTCAGCATCCATTACAGGGGGATCTGTATCTGGAGGAATAACTACAGGAGGAATTGTTTCCGGCTCAGTTGTAGTAGTTGTTTCTGGTTCAGTGACAACAGGAGCTTCAGTAGTAGTTTCTGGTTCGGTAGTTGTAGTCTCTGGCTCAGTCGTTGTAGTCTCTGGCTCAGTCGTTGTAGTTTCTGGTTCGGTGGTTGTAGTTGGAGATTCTGTTGTAGTTGTTGTCGGTACAACCGTCGTAGTCGTTGTCTCCGGAGTAGATGATCCAGTAAGTTTAATATAATAACCACACCAGTTAGAATTCCAACTCGAAGTGCTTACGTTATTTTGAGTTCCACCCTCATAATTACTGTAGTTATCAACCCAATAAGGTTCTACCCAAGCACTTTCTCCTGGTTGTATCAAGCCAAGAAATACGGCAGCCGTGCCAAAATTAGAGTCATCAGTAAAAGGTCCACTGCCCCAAATCGACCCACCAGTCTGACCTGTTACATACATTGGATGGTAGGGACCACATCCTCCACCGCTTATATCCCCAGTAGGGATTGTTGTTGTAGTAGTACTAGTGGTGGTACTTGTAGTTGTTGTATTATTTTGTGACCCATTGTATGTCAACTCATATTGGATATTCCAAACAACACCATCTCGCCAAGCATTAGGGTCACCACAGCAAGTTGCTGCCCTCAGACGATAGTTACCTGCCGGAACTTGTAAGTCAATCTTAGATTGAAGACCAAGATAGTCATCATTTGACGCAATTTCTTGGCCCGTATCAGCGTTGTATAGCCAAAGCTGAGGATCTGACGGCAGTGAACCAGATTGATAAGTTTGTGCCAAAAACTGTGTTGTTTCTGAGTATGAAAACTCAAAATCGGTAGGTTCAGTAATTAATATATTTCCATCAGCAGAAGCATGTGGGGCTATTGGGGCAAAGAAGCCGACAACAGCAATGCTAATTGTAGAAAACCTAAATAGATTACTAATAAAATTCCGCATAATAAAGACTCCCATCCTCGATAAAATAGTAAGACTAAAGCGGCCAAATAAGAGCATAGATTGTTGACACACTAGAAATTATTGTGATAATATATAGATATATTTTATTGATACTGAGGCTTAAATGATTTCTATTTGTACGCCAACTTATAATACTGATCCAAGTATTCTAGCTAGAACCTGGGCAAGTCTTAAATCACAGACTTATACCGACTGGGAATGGGTTGTTTGGGACGACTCTACTAATAATAATACATGGAATCAAATTTATGGTTTAGCGTCTGATGAAAGATTTAGATTGATGGCGCATAAATCACATGTTCATTCTGGAAGCATTGGTCGAGTTAAGCGTCAATGCATGATGGCAGCTGAGGGTGACATTCTAGTTGAACTAGATCACGATGATGAGTTAATGCCCGACGCACTACAATTAATTGCGGATGCGTTCTCTGATCCAGAAGTTGGTTTTGTTTATTCTGATTGGTCTGAAATTTTACCAGATGGTCAATCAGGAAGATACCCCGATGGTTGGGCTTTTGGTTATGGTTCCGACTACTGGGACGAAGAACATCAAGTGTGGACAATGCGTGCTCCAGAGATTAATCCTACTACTATTAGACATATCGTTTCAGCACCTAATCACGTTCGTGCATGGCGAGCAGATGTCTATAGGCAGTTAAATGGACATGATCCTCGTTTTACTGTAGCAGATGATTTTGATTTAGTTGTTAGAACTTTTTTAATTACTAAATTTAATTATATTCCCAAGATGATTTACAAGCAACATATTGGTCCTTCTACGGCACAGCGTACACGCAACGCCTTAATTCAACACAACGTTGCAGAAATCACAGCTAAATATGATAATTTCATTACTAAACGTTTTGAAGATTTAGAATCTTGTTCTGGCACAACAGAATAAAAAATGTTACTATTAACATAAGCGCTTATTTTATATTCCTATAGAGGTTTTTACATGGCTAATACTATTTTAGTTAAAAATTCAGGTACGACTACGTCTGTACCTGTTTCTATGACTCATGGGGAACTGGCGTTAAACTACGCAGATGGCAAGATATTTTATAAGAATGCATCTAATACTATTGTTGGCGCTAAATTAATTACCGGGATTACTGGCACTACAGATCAAGTTACCGTAACTGAAACATCTGGCTCTTTTGTTGTAAGCTTACCATCCGCCGTCTCAGTTTCTGGCAATATAGCTGCTGGAGGCAACCTCATCTCCAATAACTCATCTGGTGATGAGGGTGGTGAAATTTTCCTAAAGAAAGCAGTCACCAATACCACCCTTACTGGTGGAGTCACTATTGACGTTTGGCAAAACAGACTTCGTTTCTTTGAGCAAGGCGGAAATGCAAGAGGTTTTTATCTTGACATAACTACCGGAGGCAATGGTGTTGGTACCAGTCTTCTTTCTGGTGTACAAGGTCCACAAGGCCCTCAGGGAGCCACGGGATCTCAAGGAACAGCGGGCCCCCAAGGGGCAGCAGGATCTCAAGGTCCAACCGGAGCGACTGGGTCTACCGGTCCACAAGGACCAACAGGATCAACCGGTCCACAAGGGCCAGCCGGAACACAGGGAATAGCTGGACCACAAGGCCCAACAGGTGCAACCGGACCTCAAGGAGCGACGGGTACGACTGGCTCGCAAGGCTCGACTGGCTCACAAGGGGCAACAGGTTCTCAGGGCCCTCAGGGCAGTGTTGGATCTCAGGGTGCAACAGGAGCTCAAGGCTCAACTGGAGCCCAAGGATCTACGGGAGCTCAAGGAGATATAGGTCCTCAGGGAGTTGCTGGAGCTCAAGGAGCCACTGGTTCACAAGGGGCCACAGGGTCTCAGGGATCGACTGGATCTCAGGGCTCAACTGGACCGCAGGGAGACGTCGGTCCTCAAGGTGCAGTTGGCTCACAAGGAGCGCAAGGTGCAACAGGACCCCAAGGCTCAACAGGACCTCAGGGATCTACAGGTCCCCAGGGGGCAACTGGGCCACAGGGGGATGCGGGAGCTCAGGGATCCGTTGGTCCACAGGGAGCTCAAGGTGCCACAGGATCTCAGGGTAGCACTGGGGCACAGGGAGCAACGGGCTCTTTTGGCGGAGCAACTTTTTCATATAATTATTTAACAAGTACAGCAGATAGTGATCCGGGCACAACAAACTTAAAGTTTAATAATACTTTTTCAACTGCAACTTTCTTATATATAGACCCAGTTGACAGTAACTCTGTAGATGTATCTGCATATCTTGAAACAATTGATGATTCAACTTCTACAATTAAGGGGCACTTTAGAGTAGAAGAAGTTGGAAATTCAGCGGTCTTCGCTTATTATGCAATAAGTGGAGCACACACTTATGTCTCCTCATATTATAAAGTTCCAGTTACTTATTTGACTGGCTCTTCTCCATCATGGGCAAATGGTCAAGATATAATTATTACATTTGTTCGTACTGGCGACAAAGGTGATACTGGCACTACGGGAGCTCAAGGTGCAACTGGTTCACAGGGTGCCACTGGCTCTCAAGGAGCAACTGGAGCTCAAGGAGCCACTGGCGCACAGGGAGCTACTGGCACCACCGGAGACACTGGATCGCAAGGTTCAACGGGCCCTCAGGGTTCAATAGGACCACAGGGTGCTACTGGCCCTCAAGGTCCACAGGGATCTGTTGGAGCTCAAGGTGCTACGGGTCCTCAAGGGGCAACTGGAGCGCAGGGACCTCCGGGTTTTACGGGTCCTACGGGAGATACGGGTCCTACGGGTGCTGAGGGAGATACAGGTCCCCAAGGTCCCCAAGGTCCCCAGGGCGATCCTGGCGCTGGTGGCGTAAATGGTAATACGGGTCCGCAAGGTGATACGGGTCCCCAAGGAGACACAGGTCCTCAAGGCTCTACTGGCCCGCAAGGACCACAAGGATCCGTTGGAGCCCAAGGTGCCACAGGAGCCCAGGGTTCGACTGGACCACAGGGAGCTACAGGTCCCCAAGGTTCTACTGGCCCACAAGGAGATATTGGCCCACAGGGAAGCGCTGGTTCACAAGGATCGCAAGGTGCAACTGGCCCGCAAGGATCAAACGGCGCACAAGGTCCTTCTGGACCCACAGGCTCAATTGACGATCTTTCAGATGTTGTTATTACGTCTCCAGTGTCAACAGAGGTATTGAAGTACAGCTCAGGTTCGTGGGTAAACAGTGTAATCACTCTTGGGACGGATACAACAGGCAACTACGTATCTGGGTTTACTTCCGGGACAGGAGTCACAGTAACTCATACACCAGCAGAGGGTTCAAACGCATCTATTGCGTTGTCCAATACAAGTATTTCGCTTAATGGTTCGTCAATTTCTCTAACTAGTGCTGGTACACAGACAATTACCGCAGCTGCAGGTACGTTGACAGGTACAACATTAGCTTCAGGAGTAGTATCATCATCATTGACAAGTGTTGGGACAATTACAACTGGCGTATGGAACGGCACAGCTATTGCTATCGCCAATGGCGGAACTGGTGCTACAGATGCCTCTACAGCACGAAGTAATCTTGGTCTAGCTATTGGTACAAACGTTCAAGGCTATGATGCAGAATTAACAGCATTAGCAGGACTAACTAGTGCAGCTGATACACTTCCGTATTTTACAGGTTCAGGGACAGCTAGTACTACAACGCTGACAACATTTGGTCGTTCACTTATCGACGATGCAGATAATACTACAGCAAGAACAACTCTTGGTCTTGCTATTGGAACAAACGTTCAGGCATATGATGCAGATCTTTCAGCTATTGCAGCACTAGCTGGTACCTCAGGATTGCTTAAGAAGACAGCTGCTGATACATGGGCGTTAGATACAGATACGTATTTGACATCTTCAACTGGCGTTACTACAGTCAATGGGTCAAGTGGAGCAATTACAGGTATTGCTACAACAGCTGGGACTCTTGGACAGTTTGCAGCTACATCTTCATCAGCACTTGCTGGAGTTATCTCAGATGAGACAGGCTCAGGAGTTCTTGTATTTGGTACATCACCAGCAATTACGACGAGCTTAACAACTGGTAGTGCTTCTTTTGATTTAATCAACACAACAGCAACAACTGTAAACTTTGCAGGAGCTGCAACGACATTAACAATTGGCGCAACAACAGGAACAACAACTGTTCGCAACAGTCTTGCTATTTCTGGCGACTTAACAGTAAATGGCACAACGACCACAATCAATGCAACAACAATTAGTGTTGATGATATTAATATTGAACTTGGCTCGGTTACCTCTCCAACAGATGTAACGGCAGCGGGTGGTGGAATAACGCTTCTCGGCACTAATAACAAAACAATTATTTGGCAGTCTACGGCCACTACGGCCAATACTGCTAATACTGGATATTGGAACTCAACAGATAACTTCAACCTTAACGGTTCAGCAAAAGCGTATTACATTAATGGTACTTCCGTACTCAACGCAACAAACCTTGGCTCAGGCGTTACCGCATCAAGCCTAACATCATTCGGGAATAGCCCAACATTGATAACGCCGATACTAGGTACACCACAATCAGGAAACCTTGGGAGTTGCACAAATATCCCTGCGGCGCAAATTTCTGGAGCAATCACATCAACTGTCATGGGCAACTCAAATCTAGTGACTTCAGTCAGTAGTTCTGGCACATCCTTTACCGCCGATACAACGGTACTGTCTACAACACAGTCGATAGAATATACTTTAAGATTGACACAAGGAACTAAGTTCAGAACGTCAAAAGTACTCGTACATCCCAATGGTGCGGCAAGCGATCCAAAAGTTGACTATGTCGAATATGCAGTCATGGAAGCCGGTGGCGCTATAACAGGAGTATCTGTAAGTGCTACAACTTCGGGGACGAACATCCTTCTATCCGTTGCAGCAACTTCAAGCGTAACAGCTAAGTTAATCAAGGTGGTGATGCAGTAATGGCATTAGCAACATTCCAGATATCAGACGATCTTAACATAGACGGAGCAATTGTCAATCTTGCAGGAGCTACTTCAGGACAGACATTAGTCTATTCTGCAAGTGGGACAGTCTTTAATCCCACGACAATAACCCCAGTCGGGACTGTCATCATGTATGTTGGAAGTACAGCTCCTAGTGGATGGCTAGTTTGTGATGGTGGAGGAGTATTAGCAACTTCTGCTTTAGGGTTATTGCTAGGTACAAGATACAATACAGGCGGAGAGGTTGCAGGGTATGTTCGACTCCCGGACTTTAATGGCCGTGTCCCTGTAGCAATGAATTCATCTACAACCACACCACCAAGAACTCTTGCTAGTGCCACAAATACGTATAACCACTCCCATACAGCGGTCTATGGGACAGATGGTACAGCGGTATCGTTAGATCATACCCACAATACAACTCAAGGTGCATCCCATTATCACAATACTACTGCTGATAAGGGTACCCATACCCATGGACCTACAAGTTATGGCGGATCAACACATACCCACAGCTTAGCTTACAAGACGGGTAACGTATCTCAAGCTACAGGCTATGGTGATGATGGACATCAACACCAGTATGCTTACAGTTTTTCACAGCATGCCCACAACTCAGCAAATCAAAGTGCTAATCATACACATGGTGGCACATATGATACATCCATGAGTCATGTACATCAACACAACAGTGTTACTTTGAACACAAATGCACAGTCAACAAGCATCAGTTCACACGGACATGGAACACTTCCAGCTATGCGATTTTTATTTGTGATAAAGACGTGAATTATGGCATCATCTAAATTCTATATTCCCACAACGCTAACAACCTCTAGCGTACTGATTGACACTTCTGGAGCAGCGGAACAGTCAACGTTGATGTATAAGTCTGGTTCTAGTAAGTTTGTTGCTACTGAACGAGCTATACCTGTTGGCATTATTCGTATGTATACGTCAAATAGTGCGCCAACAAATTATGTGATCTGTAATGGTCAAACCCTAAACACTTACACGTATAGACTCTTGCATGCTGTCATGTCAAATAAATATGGCGGTACTGCTTATAGTGCTGGGGTGACAGACCAAGTAAGTGCCGTAACAACCTTTACTCTTCCTAACTTCTCAGACACTTACTGGCCGTGGCCTAGTAACGCAAATACAGGTCTTGTTAATACGGGATTCACGGGTAATGCTGTAGATATCGATCATACCCATGTATTTCCAATAACACAAACAGCTGGTTCAGCTAACGTTGATCATGGCCACGATACTCCAGCGAGTAATACAGAGTCTGCTAACCATACCCATACATACAATACAGACCTGCAAGAAAGTGGTCTTCATTCGCATAACATTCAAGGCAACTCTGCAAACCACTCTCACGTGTACGTTAGAAGTAACTCAGGCACTAATACAGAATATACAGGTTATGGTTCTGCTAATCATCGTCATGACATAGGCAACCCATGGTCAAATCATTCCCACAACACTAGTACGAGTGATGGACATGTTCATAGTACTAATACTGCTGGTAGTAACCACACTACACATAACTACGCAATGACAAGTAACGCAACAACGCTAAGCCATTCACATACCCATAATGCTGTAACAGGTATTTACTATTACGTGAGGTTCCAGTAATGGCAAAGTCTCCTTTTACTACTGGTTCAACAGTCAAGGTAGATAGTATCGTCATAGATGCGTCTTCTCCATTAGACGGAGAGATCCTTGTTTATGATGGCACACAGTTTATTACCGACCCTCCAGTACCAGTAGGAACCGTAGAGATGTGGGGAGGGCTTTCCACAAGCATGCCTTATGGTTGGCTACTATGCGATGGACAGCAAGTTCTTTCCTCATCTGCTTTAGGAATAGTACTAAGCACAAGGTACAACACAGGTGGAGAAACAGCAGGTTACGTACGTGTGCCTAACATATCAGCTGTGTGGCCAGTTGGAATAGCTTCAGGTGGTGCAGGTGGGACAACCACTACTACATACTCTGACGCAAACGTAGCACATAGTCATGCTAGCTTTACTGGGTCAGTAGCTAATACAAACGCAGGCGGGTCTACCCACTGGCATAACTATTCAGCAGGTGGCGCACATAGTCACTGGACCAATACAGTGGATAACAACCACTATCATCAGACTAACTCAACAAGCAATAATCACTTGCACTATACTGGTGGTGCCAACATTGCGTATTCAAACACTGGCTTTCAAGCTCACACCTCTACAGATCATGGTAATAGTGCTACTGACTATGGTCTGCATTCTCACAATACTGGGACCGAGAGTGTTACTCACGTTCACAATATCATTGCAGGTAACCAAGCAGGAACCGTTCATAACCACTCTTGGAATTCAAACTCTACTTCAAGCGCAGGAATAAACGCTCCTGGTGGACATTACCATTCAGTTAATCTCGTACAAACCTGTTTTATAATCAAGACTTAGGAGGAACATGTTAAACCATCATCCAACACATTCATACGGAATAGGCTACTACTTCCGCGAAATTGGTCTAACAGACCAAAAGGGCTTTTTTACGTTTGTAAGAGCAGTAAAGAATTTCCGTTTTGAATCAGAACGCGATGAAGAACGTCGATCAGACTTTAATCGTTGCGACAATGCTGCCCCAAGAGACATAGTACTACCTAGCGGCTTCCACGAATGGAACTATGATACTGAACGTTGTTCTTGCGGATCTTTAGAGAAGCCAATTGGCACAACTAATACTCATCGCGTCTTCTTGACAAAGTGTAGTGTATTCCGCGTCCCCATACAGACGTATGGAGGCTTTATTACGTACCTAGAGTATAATGAGCCTGACAAAGAGTATGATGATTTGTTAACTTTTGAATGTGGCGCAAGAACCCTTCAAGAATTGTTTCGCTATATACTAGAGTGGCAATGGGTACATTTGAACATGGGGAACAATGAGCTTGTAGCTAGAGAAGCTGATAAGTTTGTAAACACAATCGATATTCCCGAAGAGCTTATTAACTGGTTGTGGGACTCCGTACCAGATCAGCATGTAGCAAGATATTTACGTGGCATACCTAATCCTAGAGATCGAAATGAACTAGAAGATATCCCAGATATGTCCGACGAGTTTAACTTGTGGCTAGATATTCAGATTACACAAACGCCCACGTTGTGGCCTTGGGGGCCAAGATAGCATGGATATTACACATTATAGTACAGTCTGTCCAATAGATTTTGACTTTCAAAATGTTCGCTCTGAAGTTTATACTCAAATCCCCCATTCTGAGTATTCACTCTTAAATACGTCAAATAAAAAGCTCGTACCCATAGACCTCTATGCATTATTCGTAGACGACAGAGGGAATTTGTTTTTAGCATTAAACAGTCTCTTTAAGACGTATGACTTTATACTTACTTATCAAGGACGCGAGCGTATAGTAAACTACGTTCCTTATGAGCAAACGAAACACCTACTAGACCATACACCTGATTCGACTAATGGTTTCTTCAAGTTTATGGACTCCAAACCAGCAGGTCGATATAGTGCGGAGAGATGTGATGCTACAAGAAATGGCCCAGCAGTTTTTATTCGCGATGGACAAGTTGTAACTGGGACCGCTGTTAATAGTCTAAGGCCAATGTTGTTAAGCGACCTAGAGATGTATTTCCCTATACTGTCAGTTGATGGCGTTGGGCATCTTATATACGTCAAGTACTATGAAGGTCAGAATGATTCTAATGAAGAGTTTGAAACAAATGAAAGTGATCTTCCTTCTGCTACAAGAAGTATCTTTCCGCTATTGAAACTACTCATTGAGTGGGAAGAGATGTTAGCAAATCCGTGGAGCTCGATAGAACCTCTTCCCATAGCTATAGGAGAGTTTTTTTCAAAACTTGAATTATCACAATCTGTACGAGATGATATTAAGTCGAATCATGGACCTATGCATATCTATCGTTATTTACGTAACGATCAGGATGCTAGAAGACAGCCACCAGCTAGCGAATTGTCATCTTTGACGGATGCTACTAGACTATGGCTACAGTCAAAAATGTTTTATGATAATATAGGACATATGTATAGGAGTATGTTTCCAAGCACAAGGAGATAATGTGAAATTACGGTATGTTAATCAGGGTATAGCTTTTTATGAAAATGGTTTAAGTGACGAATTGTGTGATACAATTTGGTCGTTTTACTACGACAATATGGAGCTAGCAAGACCTGGGGTTACAATTTCAGGTAATACACAAACAGCTGGAGGAGAACCTTGGAAGCATACCCTAGACCAGCAAGCTTTTCTGCCAGGTTCAGAAGAACATCCACTTAAGCAACGTCGTGGAGAGATAGACGAAGAAATCTATCAACAGTTACGTCCAGTTATAAGTGACTATCTAGATCGTTTTAAGTATCTAGCAGAAGCACCAGGTATCACAGACACAGGCTACTTATGGCAAATGTATCGTCAAAATGAAGGATACTACAAAGAGCATGTTGACGGATCAAACTGGGTTCCTAAAGTCTTTAAGAGAGTTGGAGCTATTATTTGCTACATCAACACTGTTGAAGAAGGTGGCGAAACAACTTTCAGTTATCAAGATTTCAAAGTCAAGCCTGAAAAGGGCGGCGTAGTAGTCTTTCCAGCAACATGGACGTATCCTCACCAGTCTCTCGTGCCTATGTCATCTGATAAGTTGATTATCAGTTCATTTCTAGAATGCCAACCGTTATTCCACGTACACGAAGAACACTAAAAATTAGCGCACAACAATCATAAATTTTTTCAGGTTGCCTAGATTATCCTAGCTGTTACATTAATTGTAAAACATTTTATTTAATTCCAGATTTATAACTTTTTGCGAAAAGGAATTTAGCCTTCAAAATTTTTTTCCAAATTTACCCTATATAGGGTTTTTTAATTATTGAAAATCTAAAATAGAATTTGGTTTTTCCATATATCAGATTGGCTATTGCTGTCAGTAGGTAGCGCCTTGCTCAAGTCTATCTTTCTCCACATAGACGGAGAATGTGACTCTTCTATAGCCTCAGCGTGTTCGGGGCTCTCATAGAGGCGTATAATGTGGATACAGGGGTCTTGTCCGCCCCACATCATCTCCGACTCATCTTCCGTAAGCGGCATTCCATCATGGGTGTCGCAAATCGCCGGACCACACCATCTATTATTAATACCCATTTGCAGCCATTCGTTAAATGTCATTTTTTTAAATCCTCTACTTCATATTTGATATTCACTATTATACCATCTGTGAACTTCGCAAGATAATTAATAAAGTATCTATTTCCACTAGCTAAGACGGCTGAAGAATAAAAACGTAAGATTCCATGAAATTCAGTATCCTTATATGCGGACAGTTCAAGATCACGCTTACCGGACCAAGTACCTTCCCGGTAAAGTAATTTACCTGAGCTAGATATCAAATAGCTATCTAGCATGCAGTGCATATCTTTGGTTTGGAACTCATGTCCCGGAAAAAACAAGATCTCTTGGTTTTCCAATAAGATCTCTGGAAGATCATATTCAACATATACTGAATCAAACATTCCCATTGGGGCCCCGATCTAAGGTCTATATTAAAAAAAGCTTTTTTGTATGAACGATAAAAAATTAATCTTTACCAAAAAAATACCAGATAATTAAAGCTGGAGTTCCAATGGTTAAAGTAAAAAAAACAGTAGATAATGGAATGATAAAAAATAGACTAGTCATAATGATTCAGTCTCGACCAAAAAAAATCCAAGGAATAAAGATTATCATCCCTGCTAGGAATAAGCCAAAAAGAACATCAGTCATAATTTATCCTCCGGGTCATTAGGGAAAAATTTAGATATGACTTTAATGACGACCCAACTAGCCACCATTATCTCCATTCCTGTAAATAATCCTCTAAAAAATTCTGAATGCATACGCTATATTATATCATTATTTTGTTGGAGCTGACGAGCTTTGCGGGCACGAGCGACATACTTTAAAGGCAGTAAATAACCAAGTCTTTCTCTGTCCATTTCAGATTCTCCGCCCCAGACTCCATACTCACCATTTTTTCGAGCATGGTCTCTACATTCGAATTTAACTGGGCATTGTGCACAAATAAGCTTTGCCTCAGTTTCTCTTTTTTTACGAGCCTGGGGTCTTTCGGACAAAGGCGGAAAAAACAAAGAACTACTGTTTTTGCATATTGCTTTATCCATCCAGTCTAGGGGAATTGGATAATTTGTAATTGACATAATAAACACCTTCTAAATCGTCAGGATATTGAGTTGCGTAGAGCGCAATAGCAGCTGCCTCTTCTGCGTCTTGCGCTTCTACGCACACAGTTCTTGTTACTTGTATGTAATATTTTTCCAAGGTACACCTTCCTTAATTTAAGGATTCAATGAAGATAGTAACCCTGAGAAATGATATTAGATAAGGGTAACCCAAAGATCAAACATCTTTGTTGCCTCATTGAAGAGGGAAGATGTTGAAAGGGTTAGGTTGTCTTTCAATGCACGGCTGCACAAAGATGAACGAAGCGAAGCGAGCTGCTGCTTCGATGTTATCGGAATATTGACGTGGAACCATTCATTACGATTGGTGATGAGCTCATTGTAAATACTGGTAATAACAGGGTTACGACGGCGACCTTTACCACTATTCATGGGCGGTTCACCCTTAATGCGAGTGAGAAGCTTTGTTGGCTCTGCAAGAGCGTACTTCCTCGGATTGGACTGGATCAAGGTCTCAACGCTAGGTTGAATGGCCATGGTAATTTCTCCTTATAGGTGGATTTTATCTATATATTTGTTTGTACAATAAAGTAATTACATATTTTTAATATGATTGATTAATTCATTCAAAAGAACTTTAATATCTGAAATATCTGCACATATTTGTGCAAGACTTGCAGTCTGCGAAGAAGATTTTATAGCTTCGCCTTTAAGACGCATTTCTTCATTTGAAATTTTGGCGTTTTCGGCACCAATGTCTCTCCATGTTTTCATGGTACTCTCCTAAGTTTTATTTATAGCTTCAGCATACATCTCATTGTATTGCTTGGCAAGTTTGTTTATTTCATTTTGGGGCGCATTACATTCAATGGCCATGGCTAAACGAGAACCAAGTACTCCAATGTTTTGCCATTTCCTAACTAAATAATCTGCAGTGACAATTCTTGGCTTTTCATATTTAGCAGGATATTTACCATAAGCCATTTAGTCGTCCTCAAATTTTTCTTGATAGAACATAGACATTTCATGATTAACTTGTTCGTCTGTAACCATGGTTCCGCTAAGGTCGTTATACCACATTCTAAAATATTCTTCAGCTACGATTTTCCAACGTTTAGATTCTCTTTCCCAAAACTTTGAATTTTCTTGTGCGCGGGAAAGTGAAACTTGTAAATCTTGGATAATTGAATGTGACTCATTCATTACTTGCCTTTATCTAAATAATGTTTGATAACTACAAAATTACCCAATATTATAGTTGTAGCAAAAAAGAATCCTGTGAAAAAACTCATAACGACTCCTAGTCTGAATGGTATGTGCGATACTTTTTATCTTCTTCATAAGTGCAGGGACCGCACCATGGTTTGTAGTCTTCGCCAAATTTTTCTTTACGTCTGTCGTATTCAACGGCAGATATTTGAATGAGTGTTTTACATTTATTAAAACGCTTACATTCGAGTTCCATAAATTCATTGTGTTCCATTAAAAGCCTCCAGATAAGCATTCATAGCAGGAATGCATGTTTCACGATACTGGCGGGGCATGTCTATTCTGGCCATAGCCATATAAAGATCATGAGCTACTTTTTTAAATAGATCACGTTCTTTAATTAATGCATCACGTTCATCGAGAAGAGTGTAAACGACATCTTCTACGGAAGAAATTGAATCTTCTTGGTCAGGTTCTTCGAATGGTTCACGAAACATAATCACTCCTAAGTATTATACTGGAGAAGATTCTATCAGACGTATGGAAACTGTGCAATTATATCTCTTAGATTGATCATAAGGAGCTCTCCATTTAGCTTCCCAGACTTCACCTGGACGAATGCCAGCAATATCTAATGATTCTGGTCTTTTATGCGCACAGCGGATATCTGAGGCTAATTGACGAGCGGTACGCATGCTATAAGTTCTGGATATGGTAATCCAGCCTCCAGCATTCCTAGCTTCACTTAAGGTGCGAGACCAGAACGAACCAGTCTTGGGACGATTTCTCATTTCAAATCCTCATATACTTATAGATAGTTACTCTAGTTATGGGCAATACTCTAGCAACCGTATTAACAGAATCTCTTAAAAGAAAAAGATTATGGGAATCTAAAATCTTAACTATTTCTGCACATTCAGTATTAGATAACATGTGAGAAGGAGAATTATAAAGCTTACATATTTGAATGGTAATTCTTTCTAGAGCACCATCTAGGTTTAGTAAAAGATTAGAATCTACAATATTTTTAATTGTATCTTTATTTACAATCTTCGCAGTTGCCTGCATAATGATCATTCCAAATCTGTAAAACTTCCTGAGCGTATTCTAAATCATCACTAGTATGTTTTCCGGACATGATAATTTTGAGAGATTCCACTAGGCAATTGCCAACTAAAACTGTATCGTCATTAAGATCAGATAAATATTTAATATTATTTTCAAGTGTTACAACTTGCTGTTGAAGAGCGTTAATCATCGCTTGCTTCATAGCAAGGTAATCCATCAGTAATCTTTAACTTTACGATAGATAGCTCTGGCGACAGTAGCTACAGCCACACAGGCAAGTGATATATATATGATTACCGGCATGTCCTTAAGAGACTTTCTCTTCATTTTGTTCCTCCAAATGGATTCTTTCGAGCCAGCGAAAGCGGGCATCTGATGTATACTTATGATCATAACGACTAATAGGCCATTGATCCTTGGCAATAAGGGCTACAACAGCTTCCTCTGTTCCACAGTCTGAGCAAATTTCTTCGTCAACTATACGGGACATTGCACCCATGTATTTTCCGGGAGTAGCATTATTAGGAATATATCCAAAACATCTTGGACAAACAGGTTGATTTAACATATTTGAAAACCTCCGCAATCAATTAAAAATTCTGCAAAGTTTTGGATGTTATCTACATCTATGTAATAGTTAGCATTCCAATTGCGCTGCATTCCAGAACCTTTGCAATTTTTGCATTCGGGATTAGGAATTTTATTTTCTGATGATTTTAGAATTCCTGATACTTCTACAAATGGAGTATCTGCCGACATAGCTAATACATCCATTAAAGATTGTTTGACACAAAAACATGGTTCGTCAGGAAGGGCAGCTGTATCTTCATTATATTCATTAACATATTCTTGGGCTGCGCCACTAGTAACTGATTGTTGAACAATAAAACCTAGTTTGCGAGAATCGACTGCATCTAATCCATCTCCAGAATTATCATGACCATTTTGCACCTTGCCAGCTAGTTCCGGAGAAATATGACAACAATAACTCCATAAAGGATGCCACCACCAAACGTTATTGCGAAAGTATTCACCTTTTTGAGTCTTAGGCTTTAAGCCATAAACGTCCATTCCCATAGGGACCTCCTAAGTAATGTGCTCCGAGAGCAGGGCTCGAACCTGCGACCCGCTGATTAACAGTCAACTGCTCTGCCAACTGAGCTATCTCGGAATGAATTTATGAAAAATTAACCTTTTTTCTAGTTAGGTAAAAAACTATAAGAGATATAATCATCTCACAAAGTTTCAATAATTGTTGAAATTCTTTAATAGCCTTAATCATTTTTTTTAATAATAATTTAAATTTTAATGAAAAGGCGTCTTTCATTTCAATCCTTTGATTCTAGATAGTTTGGCTTCCTATTAGTGATATCATAAAGAACAGCGATTCCTTTAGAAGTAATTTCCCAGGAATCATCATCATAACAATCTATAAGCGCATGAAGCTTTAAAGACAAGATTGATCTTTGAATAGATTTTTCTGTTTTATACTTAGAAGGATTCATGTACTGAAGATCAATGAATTTAATTTTTTTAGCATAGAACTTAGAAAATTCCAATATACTGTGGGTTGTAGAATTATTCTTAATTCTAATTTCTGGATACCTAGTTACGTATTGCTTCATTTTATTCTCTCATATAATTTTACGCTAACCATGTTTGGAGTACAGCGATGAGTGGGAATGTCCGAGACAGGTATTTCTAGTATTAATATATGATTACAATTCGGACATTTCCATGTTGATCCATTTCTGGTCTGCTGGAGAAGGTCCTTGTAGTTGGAAGGCTTAGGGTGAAGTGCAGTATAAACTTTGCCGGGAGTAAGTGTAAAATCTGAAGAAGTAATTAAATCATTCTTGACATCTGATTGAACCAAAGGAATAGGTAAAGATTTTGAAGAAGTTTCGGGCAAAGGTATGTTTTGATCTTTTACGCACTTAGGACATAAAAGTGGTTTACGGCCACGAAGTTTTTCTCTTTTCCATTTTTTAGAACAAACCGTACAAGTTAAAGTTTCGTTCATAAAAGTTCTTTCGTTAAATAGTAATATTAATTCTTTGTTTAGAAATAACCATAGCTTTAGGTATGTTGATAACACAACAAAAAAAGCCATCTGCAGTAATAGTAGAAGCCATAGTATAATATTGCTTCTTACCGTTATTGGCAATTAAATAGCCAATAGTCTCACAAAGATAATCATCCCTATCAACAGTTGAAGTATCATGCCATTCATCCATCTCGGAAAAGGCATCGCGCCATACAATTTTGTACACCTTATGCTTATGCGGTACAGGAGGTTTTACATTAGATTTTTTGGGAACTATTTCAAGTTCTTGAAAAACTATTTCACTAGGTTTTTCTTCAGACATTATATCTCCTGGTACTTATAGTGTAAGCATAAGTATACCATAAAATCTATAAAACTGTTAGCATATCGTGACTAATATAATAAGAATTACCAAAAACTATAGAAGCAATAAGATGTATATCTTCAGAAGTAGTGACAGTATGAATGTAAGAAGTTTTAGAAGGATAACGTTTAACAGGGGAATAATATTTAACTTTACTATTTTTTTGATATTTTTTCTTCATAATAATAAAGTTCTACAAAGAAAAGTTCTGTGCAAGGGGTGAGTCTTGAATATTAAGTTTTTCAGAAGAATAAATATCTCTAATATTTTTATTAAAATATTGACCTACTGAAGGAGAGACTAAAATCTTTAAGTAATGTTTTTTAGGAACATTGTGATATATCCAAAAAGATCCACTTTTAAAGTGAACCATAAGATCTTTATTAAGGGAATTCCAGCCAATAGTTTTAATAAAAGAACTATCAAAATCGCTAGAAGCGAGAATAGACATACAATACTCCTAAGGATATTGATAAAGATTTTTAGTTAAACTGTCAATAAAAAGGACTTTCTGATATATCTGAAAGTCTTCAGACTTGTCTTGCCGTACCTGATAGCACATACCATTAGACCAATACATACCTTCAACTATATATCCATGTTTACGTTTAATGGTATAATAATTGGAATAAGACCCATCTTCGTGAAGAACAAATCTAAATCTATTAATAGATATAGGACTTGCAAAAGTGTTTGCAGATGAATCTATAACTTTTCCGTAAAACATGCAAAAATTGTTGCACATAATATCAAAGGTATCAAAAGAATATATGTCAGGGGCGGAATATCTATATTGCAAATAATTTTTTATATAGTATTCTTGCAAAAAATAATAAGAATCACCCTCATCCAATGTAGCATCGAGATAGTGAACATTACTTAAGATATGGAAGAGAGATGTATTCATATTATTCTAAATCTTGTTCATCTATAAGTAACTTAACATATAGATTTTTGCGTTCTACAGCTGTGAGAAATTTAATTGCGTTACTTCGCCATTTACTTTCTGAAATAATATAAGATTCTATATCATCTAAAGAAAAGGAATCAATACGCATTTGTCTTACTTCTTCACGAATATTTATTTTATATTGAGCTAGCTGAAGTTCTATTTCTTTACGAAGATTACGCAAACAAAATAACCAAAGATCTAAATTATTAGTAAGTATGGTACGTTCTTCAGAAGTGAGGAATTTATTTTTTACATCGCGAAGAACTATTTCTTGAAAAGAAGTTATATCGCCATCAGATAAATCTTGAATTGATGTTAAAGTCCAAATGTCAATTGTCATATTATACCTTACTTTTAGCAACAACAAAATCGTAAGCTTGTTTAATGTCCATGGAGAAATGATCGGGAGTATTTCCTCCTGATTTTAAAACATACATAGGAGAATATGTAGACATTATAGGCCAATAGCCTAACCATACTATTCTACCTCTAACATCTTTAATTTTTATTTGGGTACCAAACAAAACAGAAGAAGGAAGTCCTCCTAGGCAAATTATTAATTTGGGATTAAGAAGTTGAAGCTCCAAATGTAAATACGGAGAACAATTTGTTATTTCTTCGTTTTCAAATTTGCGTCTGATTGGACATCTATTAACATAAGTTAAACAGAGTTGATCAGAATTGAAGCCTGCATCCTTAAATGCCGTAATCATAAGAGAAATTGCATCAGGAGAAACTGAAGGGGATTCTAATATGATCACAACATCAGGATTTTCTACATTCCATTTTGGAAGTTCCGGATTCGAATCAACTTTACATTTACGACAATTTTTAGTTATCGTATGAAGATCTCGAATATTGGTCGAGATCTTTCGAGATAAAATATCATTTCGTATATCATGAAATAATTCAGATATTTGGGATATAGCCATTTTATTTTCTAAACGAGAATAAATTAATGAGAGTATATCTGTTTCGGCTAAACCTAAATAAGTTCCAGAATTCCCAAATGGATGAGAGTTGTCAGTATTCGATAGTGCAAAATCAATGAGTTCCTTTAGTTCAATCTCATTGAACTGTTCCATCAGAAACTTGATGGAATAGAGGCAGAAGCCTGGGCAGGAGCTGATTCTTTAGAAGAATCTGAAGCTCCTTTAGAACCGCGTGAAGAATACGTCAAGTGTTCAACAACAATAACAATGCGGGAACGTGATTGCTCATCCTGCTTCCAGCGTTCCTGGACTAAACGACCAACAATAGAAACTGTTGAACCTTTTTTTAATTTACTTTGATCAAGTTGGGCATTGACAAAGTTGGCATTCTTGCTAACAAAACCATCTTTATCTTTCAAGTAATAAACAATGTCAAAGTATCCTGAATTATTATCAGAATCCTTTTCTGATCCAGAATAATCAACACCAATTCTAGCTTTAAAAATTTTACCATTAACAATTTCTGGATCGGCAATAAGGCCTCCGGTAATGTTAATTAAGTTTTGTGGATCTAACATTTATTTCTCCTCATCTGTTTGTTTTAATACTGTTTCAAAGTTATCTATGATATTTTTTAAATACTGAATAGACAACTCTAAAGATTTTTCTGGACCATGCAATGTTATCTGGTGATTAATTAGGGCAACAAATAAATTGTATATACCTGACTTTAAGTCACCTATTATATCAGTAGAAACTAAGTCAGGTTGTTCATCAATAAGATTATGTTTTTTATTTTCAGACATTGATTATCCTGTTCTTTTAGAAAGGGCTGTGTCTATCATTTGGCCCAAAGCTTTAACGTCATTATATCCTTTATCGTATAAAATAGATATAATTGGCTTTGGATCAATGTGACTATATGTTATTAATTGAAGATTAAAAACATCATTTAAGGTATAGATTCTATAATTATTTAAATCTCTGCGGGGAAGAGGATACTTTTTATTTTTCTCACGATTAGAAACCGTAAGAGTAGTGACATTAAGAATTTGTGATACTTCAGACCTAGTAAAAATAGGTTCTTGATTACTTATTTTATTCAATTTTTACTACCTTTATCGGTGTTTATATAATTATATAGTAGCAAATAATACTAGTGAAGTCAAATCGTAAGTGATGAATTTGCAATAATTGCTCGAGAAATATTCAATATAGTATATTCATCATAAGCATTGGAAGCGTGATTAGTAGCACGAATGTGCTCTAGAACTTTACCACATGTCGTCATGGAAGAAAGTCTTGAACGAACGTATCTTCCATATTGGGCTTGATTATAAAGATAAACATTTTGTTCACTCAAATCACATTCACATTCACAGTCACATTCTTCGTCATCACATTGACAATCGCATTCATTAGTTTGAACACGATAAGGAGGATCTGTTATATTATTTTCTGCAAAAAAGTCTTGAAGAAATGATTCTCCAACACTGCGAACTTCAGTAGCAACTCTGTCCGAAGTAGAAGAATTGGGCCAGACTAAAGAACTAACTTCATGAATATCAAACTGTTCCCAAAGGTTAAAGAAAAAGTCAATAGAAGAAAAGTCTAAAAAGTAAGAAGAGATATGAACCTGGGAAGCAGAAGACGTCAAGTCTTTGTTAAAGACAGTGGAAATGCCCTCGGCTTTTAGAGGAAGTAACTGAAAATAAGCTTCAACAATATTCATTGTTAAATCTAGATTAGTTCCGCTATTCCAGACCCAGTCATAAGAAGCCTGGATAACTCCAGCTATACTATTGTCATAGCGTTCAACATCTTCCATGGAGGCGTACATAGGATTGCAAAGAAGACCTGAAGTATAAAAGTTGGGAAGAGTGGGAAGATACACTTTATGATTTGAGATATCAGATCCAGTTATGGATGAATTCATGAAATACATTCTTACAGAATTAGGATAGTATCTACCACCATAAATACTGTAGGTACATACATATAACTGCCAGGGAATTGGCAGTCTGTAAAGCTTAGTGTCATGCCTGTCGTAATCGATATGATCAACGATTTGAGGAATTATTTGAACGTTTTGATATTGAGGAGGTCTTTCAAAGATAATAAGATTAGAATCAATATGAAGAACTCCGGGAGGCATAATGCCTGTATCCTTAGAAAAGATATTATCAGAATTTAAATTCATAATAAATGAAGATAAGCGAGAAAGTACTTGCTCATTTTCGGAAGAAATTTCAACGGAGGCATGGGATACTGTATCAATGATTTGGGATTCCGCCATTAAGACAGCAGACGTATCACCAAAGGAATAATGGGCATTGCGCAAAAAGGAAATTTCAGACGGTTGCATTAATATAACCTACAATATCTAGTTGATTATTAATAGAAAGCTTTAGTAAATCCATGTAAGTTTTAATTGAATAAGGAATTACATGTATTTCTTTAGTCGAAAAATTATAACAATAAACACTATTTGAGCATGTGTGAGGATCTATTTTACTATCGTTGATGATTCTATCTAATAACTTTTTGTACTCGTAAGGAGTAAAGTTATCCTGTATATAAGAATAAGACTGGTCAAAGGCAGTGGAGCTAAGACTAAAAGACCAAGAGCTAGTATCGGAAACGTTATTAATAATTAATAAGCGAGTGTCAATAAAATTATATGGCGCAGTAATTCCATTTTCAGAAGCAAAAGTTCTCAAAACATGAGGTATCTCAACTATTGAATTTGTAGAAGACAAAGAAGAAAAGCTTCCAAGTACAGTTTCTAATACATTTGAGAAAGAACCATAATGCTGAAAGTTAGTTTTATATTGATAGAAATATCTTTTAAAATATTTCCAGTATGGATGATCAGAATCATTTGTTACAAGAGTGTGAACAGAAGAATACTCTTCTAGTAAATTAAGTATTTCCTCAAGAGAAAAAGTAGATAAGATCGTAAGAATATAATGATGGGCATAACTGCTATCACAATATTCTAAAGGAAGAGCGGATGCGTGAGCTAGAGATTTAGCTGAATTATTTTGTTTTGAAGAAATAATTGAATTAATATAGGAAGTTTTGTTTCCAAATATATTAAGTAGTTCTTCAACCGAAGGATCAAACAATCTTCTCATCATTGGATAAGAATCTTTATCTTCGGGAAAATAATCACGAATAATTGTGTATACCTTAGGAAACACTGTAGACCATGGATTGGATAAATCAGAGTTCCATGCTCCAGCAAAATACTCATTAATATAAAAAGCATAGACTTGAGAAACGCTCAAAGAAGAAAATTCATTATATTCGGGCATTGAAGAAATGCTATGCGAATAACAGATACTGCCATCTTGATAAGTATTAGGAAGATAAGTAGCAAAGTATACATCTTCCATATTGGTCAATGACTTATGAGAAAAGTACATGGCACTTTTTTGAGTTTTAGGATTAATAACAAAAAGAGTCCAAGGAATCCATACCTTTATATTGGTAAGTCTTCTTTTGGTTCTAGAGCTAGCGCCCCCTATTTTGTAATCCACTTCAGTTTGGAATGGTGGTCGCTCAATGTAATAAGTGCCATTAGTGTCAATGTATCGAGTAGCTATAGGGTATGTATCTGAAATAACAGGGGTAGTGGAATTATTATTAGCTTGCGCTATAAGTGCACTAGTATCAAAAGAAAGTTTTTCTTGAATTGATACAGTGAGAAGAGGTAGCAAATTGGCATCAGATATTTGTGAAAATTCAAGATTAGCCAAATGTTGACCATGTGCATAAGTATGATAAAGAGAAGCTTCTTCAAATGAAAGCTGGGGAAATCTTTTAGCTACAAAAGCAACTTCTTTAAATACTGGATCATAAGATGTAGATACACTATAAGATTTGGTGTTAACGTTATCAATAGTAGTATATAGCTTTTCGTTATATATATTAGGCATGTTGTAGTTCCTTAAGAGGAAATAAGAGAAGTGATATAGCTAGATTTTTCGATGTCTTTGCTTGTATCTTGAGGTGTATCTCTTGTGACTTCAGAGAGTGAAAAATCAGAAGATGAATAGCTGTCCAAATATTGGTTGAAAATTGAAATAGCTTCAACTAAAGAATCATCATAAGAAAAAGTAGATGGATACTTTAGGGTATTAACAATAAGGCCAAGAGAAGAATTATTAATTTTAAAAGTATGAAATCCTTGAATAGATAGATAATAAACTAAATCAAAAGAAGAAACTTGAGATGAGTTAATTGGAGTAACATCCTGAGAATAAACTATTTGTGAATCATACTCATAAAAAGGACAGTCTGAGTTTTGGGAATTAAAATGGCAAGAAACATTTTTAGTTTGAGAATTTGGAACAGAAGGACTAGAACAGTTGCATGCATTGTTAGGAATGTTAGCAAAACGATAATGCTTGGAGACAAGTGTAGTCTGTTCATCTTTCTTGGTTAGATAAATGCATACGGCGTCATCAGTAACTTTTTTTTCAAAAATGAAAAATGTTGACAGAGAAAATGACCAAGCTAGATTTCCAGAAGGAGCTTCAACAGAGTGTGCAAATTCATAAGGAGTTAAACCAACTACTTGAGGTTGAACCCCTAATCTAGTATGAACAATCATATATTTAGAATATAGTTGAGAAAAATTTTCTTTAGCCTGTAGAAGATTTACCCTATGAAGATTACAGTAGGTTTCACCAGATCCAAAATAATCCCAAACTATTTGACCATCAGGAATAGAATCCATATGATTAATATAAATAGTATATGTAGGGGAATCGTTTTGAGTTGATTCTGATTGAATTAAAACAGGAAAAGTAAAAGATAAAGAAGTAGGACTTAATTGCTTAATAATGTAATGAAAAGACATAAAGGGAATCTCCTGTTTAAATATATTGAGACTTTGAAAAGGCATTGGTGTATGAACTTCAAAATTTAATACCATGTAGATATTTTAGTGTTATGTATTTGAGTTTTTAAATTTTCATTTTCGAAAGAAAGAATATCGCACTTGTTTTCAAGAGCTTTAATATAATCAATGTAATACTGATTATCGGCAGATACGTTAGAGAAGTTATCTATGAGTTGATTCAAAACTTTTTGATTGTCTAAATCAGAAGAATGAGAGATTTGATCATAGACCTCTTGAGTAATTGGCTTAAGGCAAAGAACTACGCACGTACCATTTGCCTCACGAATATAACCATTTAATTTAAAACAGTTATATATCTTCTTATATAAAACATTAGGAATATCGCTATGAACATTCTTGCGATAAGAAGTTTTAGATCCTATATATAAATGATAAGTTATTAAGTTATCATTATTATTTTGAATGTCATGAATAAGAGAAGGACTTAAAGAAAATCTTTCTGCGTATTCTTGAATATTATTAAGATTTAATTGAATCATAGAATGTTCAGATATAGAAGATGAAATATAATTATTTAATTCAAGTAAATCAGAGAATCGATGAATGATGGTCATTTTGTTGCCTCGATAGAATAGACTTCCATTTTCCCACTTTTAATAAAATCCTGGAAAGAACTGAAAGTAATATACAGTGATGTAGCGTCAGGGTATACATCTTTGACTAAAGGATATATCTGACTTAAGTATGAAAAGTTATTTAAAAAATCTTGATTAAGAAGACTTACAAATAAAACACAAGAAGAATCAGATGTCTGTGTCAGATAACTTTTCTGCAGCCAGGTCTGTAAGGGCTGAGGCAACTCCTGGATTCTGATCAGCCAAGAGTCCTTTTGATGCATTTTGCATAACCTCCAACATTTTTTTACGAGATTCACTCAAGGCTTCATGAAAGGCTTTACGAGCTTCGTCGGAAGCAAAAGCCATTTGGCCAACAAGAGCTTCAGTAAAAACTGCTTGTTCGCCATAGCTTATAATTAAAGTAGCAATTTGTTTTTCAATAGCTTCAATAGAGTTTTCCAAAACAGAAAGACGATCTTCTACTTGAGACGCTAAACCTCCAATAATATCTTGAAAAAATTTAGTCATAAATTCAGCGGTATGCTGATCTAAGTGTTCTTTGTCGTCGCTCATATTTCATACCAATCTTGATTGTTAGTGACATGGGAATTCATGGAAAGATCCATAAGATATGCAATAGAGCACACATCTTGACGAGTTACTTTAATTTGATCAATAGATAAAGGAGATTTCATGTCGGGTATAAAAGCTCCGCTGTCAGACTTGCGCGCAGCAAAGTGCCCACACTTCCAGACAAAAGCTGTTTCATCTGTAGTCTCAGCGGACTGCCAGTAATGAGCTTTGAATATTCTTGAAACAGGCTTACCGTCTATAGTAGCACCACCATAAGAAACAAAAGCTTCATTAGTTGGAGCTCCTGTTCTTTCGTTTTGAGGATAATTTACAGTAGCTGTGCCGTTAGCTACGCTTCGCAAATAGGCAGCAAAGTCGACTGAGTCAACAAAGACTGCAGTGCTGCTTTGAAGCTTTCCTTCTGAAGAAGTTTTGCCGATATCAATTTTCATCTTTAAAGCTTGATGCCAAGGACGAATAGCTAAGAATCCGCTTTGGGTCTTGGATCTAAACCATTTCTTATATAGATCCTGTTGATAATCTTTATTATCTATATTTTTTAAAGTTTCTTTAGCTCCATCGTTATCTAGAGTGGCAAGAAATTCATCAATATTATCATATGATTCAGACATTATAGTTCCTTATTTCCAAGCAATTGTTGACGTTTGTTTTTTAACAGAAGACTTTCCTAGTATGATTCTAGCATCTTCCATTTGTTCTGTCGAGGCCCAATCCCACTGTTCTAAGGCATACTGATACATGGACATAACCATGTCATTATGTTTGAGCCAAATAGTGTTTTTGGTTTTAGGAATAAAACTAAGGATATCTTTGGTAGTTATAGGGCGAAGAGATTCTGAAACTACATAGAATTTTGTTTCACGGATAAGCGAAAGAATCTCAGCACCAGTCATATACTTAGAAGCTTCGGCCAAAGAATCATAATCATAATCATGATCAGTGTCAATTTTATCTAAGTGAATATGAAAAATATGTTTACGCTCTTCATGAGAAGGAAGTCCAACAAACATAATTTTGTCAAAGCGATCTGCGCGTAACATTTCTGGACGAAGAGCTTCTAGTTGATTGGCTGCACAAAGCAGGAATGTTTCCTCTGGAAGTTCCTGAAGACCAGTTAAGAACTCACCATGAACACGATCAGTAGTGCCACCATCTACATGGGAAGAACTAGATCCGCCGGAAAGATCACGACCGAACTCGTCAATCCAAACACATAAAGGAGACATAAGTCTAATCTGTTTGAATACGGCACGCATGTTGGCCTCTGATTGACCAATGAAAGAGTTCATAACTTGACTGATGCCTGTACGTGCCAAGTCTAAGCCAAGCTCATTTGCAGTGGCCTGGCATATAGCTGATTTGCCAGTGCCGGGAACTCCAACCATAAGAAGTCTACGGATAGGAGTAACTCCAAAAGATTTGGCTCGATCTTTATCGTTCCAGAGTACTGCGGTTCGACGAATGATATCTTTAATATTATTAAGTCCACCAATATCAGCAAAAGAAGTAGTGGGTTTAATAATTTCTAGAATGCCATTCTTTTTAATGCTGGCCATCTTTTGATCGTAAATGAATTTAGGATCAAGTTGAGAAGTATTAACGATAGACGTTAAGCAAAGATCAATGAATTGAGACTCGGTGAGTCCGATGCCCGCATTAACAACGTCTTTGACGCTAGTGTTATTGAGAAGGCGGTCATGTGCAGATTCATTAATATGAGTAACAATAGTAGCTAGCTCTTGAGGATTGGGCATAACGTCTTCATTAACATTAAAGTAAGGAAGATAGTCTTCCGGACAATCCTGTGTTGAAATAAAAATAAACTGCAGTGGAAGAAGACTCATGTCATCTTGCCAAAAAGCTTGACGATATTTAGATTTCAAATGACTTAGAAATAAACCATAGTTTTCCAAAGCAGAGTCGGGCTTACCTACGACATCAATAATAAGAGTTGTAGGATTCTTGGGACGGTCAGGATTATGCAATAAATAATCTAAGGAAACCTGAGGGTCAAAGGTGGAAATGTACTGGTCTTCGCCAGTTAACTGAAAGGCTGGATTTTCTACCAAGACAGTCTTCCAAGCATTATTGGAATACAATGAGAATCCAGAAAGGAAATCAATAGTATAAAAATCTCTAGGAAGAGTAGTAGTAATGATATCTATAATTCTGGAAGAATCAGAATCCTTAATCCAGATATTAGGATAACCTAATTTAATTTTGTCAAACATAATTTTTTCACCGTCAAACTAACTGTAGGCTTTATAAAAAAAATATGGGGGAGGATGCCAGCAGCACCCTCCCCCGAATATGGGTTAATCAGCCCTTTTCGCCTGCACGGCGGTGGAACTCTACGTTCTGACCTGGCTGAATAACGGCGTTCTCGTCGAGCTTGTCCTTGCCGCAGTAAGCTACTGCGTCAGAGGGAATGCCCCAAATTTTGCTGAACTGTTCGCGAACTTCACGAATGGACTTTCCACCAATGTTACTGGGCTGGTTGTAAACTCCATAGCGAATATTCGCCATACCAGTTGAACGATTTGGCTGAGCGTTCGATGCGTTTGATGCTTCCATGATATTCTCCTAACTATACTGTGGTTGGTTGATTGAGAGCTGATGTGGTTCTATTATAGGGTTCGGACTTACCGAGACCAAGATCAAAGAAAATCTCTGTTTCTTCAGGACTTTGATTGGACACGATTGTTTTCTGAACTCGTCCTAGAATGTAGGCTGAAACAGCCATGTTAGTAGCAAGCAGTTGAGTGCCTCCTGATATCTCTGAACGCTCTTGGCAAGAAAGCTCACCGGGATTTTTGTCAGGAGGATTGTGATATTCTGGATGGAACTCAGCTGGATGAACGGTTACTTCGTAACCATCTCGCTTTTGGTAATGATAGATAGAACCAAAAAGGTCATCATCATTACCGCCAGTAAAGACGTCAATATTGTTCAACTTAGCGGCAGCATCAAATATAATTTTTCTAGCAGCAAAGTTGTCAACGACTGCAAAGACTACATCATCTTCACGTATAAGTTGAGAAGCTGTAATCTTAGGACTTTCTTCGTCAGTGACACCAGAATAATCATCGGCCACTACCCATTTAGCTACAGGTATAATTGTAGTTTTGGGAAATTGAGGAACAAGTTCAGTAGCTTTAACTACGGCTTTATTGCCAAGCTTAGTAAAGTCTTGTCGTTCTTTATTTTTTTCCTCATAGGTATCACCGTCAACGATGATAAGAGCAGATCCAGGAAACTTCCATTCAAGAAGTCTAACAAGACCTGCTGCAAGCCAAGTGCCAATGCCACCTGCTCCAACTAGTATAAAGCGTTTCGGTTGTGAGTTCATGAATTATAAATATCCTCGGAAGTAGAATAGGTGTATTCGGAAAAGAAGTCGCAATTGACTCCATCGATAGAATCTTCGTATTTATCTTTGTTGTCTGATTGATTTGTATTTGATTTAAAATCTACAATAGCTTTGCTATAGCTAGGACAATTTGTATCGTAGTAATAATTGCATACTTCACAAGCAGAACTAGCGACATAAACTGAAGACTTGCCCATGAATTGATCAAAATCCATAGAGTCATAAGTGACAACCTGAGTAGGGCACATGCAGTTTTCTGGAATCATGCTGCAGCAGAGCGTCAACCTAGGATCGACATCTAAAGCTTTATCTTCTATATCTATCCAAGCAGAATCTGAATAAGCGTCCATTGTTTCTGCAGTAAGCCTAAGAAGCATTGGAGAATTGTCAAGATCTGCAGTTAGTAAATACAGAGAAGCATTAGTGGGAATTTTTCTATCATTGCAATATTGAAACATATCCCAAATTATTTGGTCTGCTGTTGTATCCTGTTCAGATAAGGGTATATCGCAAAAAGGGCAACAGTTACTAGCATACACATCATGCTTAGCAATAATGGAGAAGCAACCTGGACAATTGTAGGTTTTGTTTTCATAGTTACCAACAACCTCGCAAACTAGAATATTATCATTGTCAATATCTATAACATCATGTGTTATATTTTTAATATGAGAAGGATAATCTATATAATATTGATTCTTAGGGAGAGTACCAGCTACCGTAGAGGCCGGAGTCCCTTGATTCGTGTTTGGACGAGGGGCCTGATACGCCGCCCCAGTAGTTACCGTAACCGAACCCCCCGCTTTGGGGGGGTTGGCTTTTTTTACTTTTTCAGTCCAACCTACTACTTCAGGATCAGGAGCTTTTTCAATAATATATTCTTCAAAGACATCTTCGATGTCAAGCTTATAGGCTTTGCCAGCCATTTGAAGTTCAGCGTAGTATTGAGTAGCACCATTGTTAACTGTCTTTTGCCAGCCAAAAGTAATATGGATTCCATCAAAATCTGCTTGATCAGCATGGTCTGTTCCGGAAGCATACGCAGACATTCCAGGATGACTGTGAACTGATCCTACAATCATAACTTCATCAGGCTTAACTTTAGCGATGCTGTCTGGATCATAATTACAGTGAACAGAAGTATTGGTTTGATCGGGAACAAGAATGCCCCATCCTTCTGATCCTTCTTTAGTGGTGTCATAGGTAAGCATGACAATAGATTCAGCACCGTGTTGTGCATCAACGAGTCTAAAGAACTGATCTAGCTTATCGATTAAGATATGCGGAATAGCAGGCATCGAATAAGTAGCTTCTTCTTCAACATCAATAAATGATTGAGGAAAAGAAGGAGAACAAACAGTAACTGTTCTACCTACAAAGTTATTAACTACTCGATAGATTTGAGAATTTCTCACAAAAGTAGGAGGAGCAACAGCCAAGGCAGTAGCAGCGGGTTTGCCATAAGTGGTGTTAGACGGAGGAGGTGTAGGCTTGACCTCTTTAGCTTGATTAGCTAATAGATAGTATATATTAAATCCAAAGGATTCTGCGAGGTCACAGATATCAGCACGGTCTCCCATGAAACAAGGAAGACCATCTTCCATCCAGATGACGGGAAGGTCATCAAAAGAAATTTGTTCAGACATTTTTTCTCCTGTTATAATGTTTTCTAGTTCTTTGATTAATCAAAATAGTTGTTCGGAAGGATTGGTCAGTGTATGAATGCAAGTTTGGCATGTATCAGGATACGTAACTGTGAGTGGCATAAAAGAATTAAAGTCTTTATGATTGTAATACATTCCTTGACTGCAAATAGTGCAGATTTTATATTCAAGGGCATATGTTAAAGTATCAGGGAAAATATATACTTCACTGAGACTAAGCCATAAAACATCATCATCATGATGATAGGATTGAGTATTCACGGCAAATGAATAAGACTCATCAATACAGTCTTGACAAGTATATCTTGAGTTGTAATCAAGTACTGGTTTATGATTAGATTCAGAAAAAGTTTCATGACAAGATTCACAATACCAAGAGTCTTCATCCTCTTGTTCATCTTCGTCTTCGTCTTGTTGATTTACAAAAGCAGGAGCAGCTAAAGAAAGAGTTTCTTTAACAGCTAAACTACTAGAGTAAGGATCTATAGACGGTTGAGGTTGTTGTGATTGTTGCGATTCATTGTAAGAGTTTCTGAACCATTCAAAAACTAAATTAGAATTTAAAGAATAATCTGATCTGACGATGCGATTGACAGGCTTAGGAATTAAATTGTCGGTGTAATAACATTGGTAATTGCCAATGATTGCATCAGCGAATGTTAAAGGCTGGCCATTAGAATAATGCTTATCTTGATTATCTCTGCCTTCGACTAAAATTGGAATCCAAAGTTCTGGATCTAAAGTCCATTCATAACCATTTTGGTCTGAATAATCTTGCCAATATTGAGGATTAGTTAAGTAATCAGGCTTATTGTTTTCACGATAAAAGCATGGGCCATCAGTCTCGCTCATGTTGTTATCATTATAGGTTTCAGTACCTGAGCAGCGATCTAAGATTTTAACAAGTTTTTCATTGAATGGATAAGCTGAAATATCTTCATTATGATAAAGACATATCCATCCAACGCTATTGCCTCTATATCCTTTGCAGTTAATATTGGGAAGATTAACATGATACAGAGGAGCTTGTGGATAAGTGATAGGCATTGGACTGTAGTAAGTTCTAGCGCCATATATATTGCCGTTAAGTAAATCAGCGACAACAATACGATAAGGCTGAGCTACGTAATACTTTCTAGCTTCATGGTCACCCTCATAGGAACCCCAGTTGATATAGTATTTACCGGGAGCATGCTGATAAGCAATCTGAGTGTGATTGCCAGCTTTTCTAATAGAGAGTAAACCAGTACCATCCACAGGTAATAAGCCAGTGTCAAAATAAGATGAAGAAGAAAAATTAGCATAAAAAGAAGTAACGTCTTTATCAGTTACATGGTCTAAGCCAAATGAATTGACATTAGAACGAAAGACAAAGTTGCCTTCGTTGTTAATAAATGTATAGTTAACATTTTGCATATTAAATAAAATCCTATTCAGTAATAATAAAATTAATCTTCTAAGTCTCTAAATATACTTTCAATGCCAGCGTCGATCTCTTTAGAGAAATCACCAAAGGTAGAAGTGAACCAATGAGGTTGATCAGCAAGAGTATTCATAACGCTTAGTTTATCTTCAAGCTGAGAATGTATTTCAACAAGCTCGGACAATCTAGAAAGAGCTTTAGATAATTTTTTAAGATCATTCTTTTTAGCGCCAATCATAAGGATTTGCTTAAGGACTGGAAAGTTATTTACATAAAATTTTTCAGAATCAACAATAGTCTCAATGCGTTGAGATAAAGAATCATAATCAGATTGTATATCTTCACGAGCTTTATCTAGAAGGGAAAAAGAAAAGTTAAAAGAATCTATAGAAGTATTAGATGGTTTAGGGGAGTTTTCAGAATGGGTCATTTTTTAATCCTTTAGACTTTTTGCGAAGTATAAGAAAATCTTTAACTTCTAGTAAAGACCACCATACTGTGGCAGATCCTATCGCTAACTTTGTAAGAACTCTAGCTAGATATTGCTCATCTATACTTGAGCCTAATGATCCAGGGGATAAACCCTGAATGTCAAAATAGGAATCTTCAAGAAAAGAATTAACTCTGGATTGAAGCTCTTGCTTTTTTTGTTGACGTCTTATCTTTCTTGTCATCTTTAAAATCTCCAAAATCAGTCGGTGTAATATCAGTAAAAAAACTAGAGATAATAATATCTAACTGCTTTTCTGAGGTTTCTGGATGAGATTTTTTATTTAATTTTTTATTAAATATTTTCGCAGATAAACCAGCTAGGACAAATGGCAAAATTAACAAGTGCATAATATAATGTCTTTCTTTGCAGAACGATATTTCTTACCGTCATTGCCGATATAGTTAAATAATATTTCACCTACAGCTAAGAGAATCAAAGCTACGGGAGATATAATTTTAAATATACAGTTAAGGATAACAAGCAATAAGGCCGTAATGAATCCAGTAATAGGTCCCGTCAATGCAACTTTCATTTTTGATTTACTGGATAAACCTTTAATCTTGGTAAAGGCTATGGCAATAAAAGGTAAAGGAATGAATACAGGAAGAGTAACTTCTGCTCCTAATTTTTTAGCCATAAAGTAATGAGCCAACTCATGGACAAGAAGCACCATAAGGGCAATAAAAACAAATGGAGTAGGAATTAAGGCATAGTTAATTGCAGCTACTGCAGCAAGGCTCGATACGGTCCAAAATAATTTAGGTATCTTTTTAAAAAATTTATTTCTCATTAGAGTAATAACCTATCTGTATTCCGAAAGTATCTTTGAGTTTTTCAAGGACACCATCTTGAGCAATGCTTGTCATGATTGAAACATAAGCATTTTCTGCGTAGTCATTAACTACTGGATTATTTAACTTGGTAATATCAATAGAATAATGTGGATCAATAAGATCTGGATTGACGGGCATACCTAAGCGATTACCAAGATGTTGGTAAACAATTCTGTCGTGGACTAAAGTATGCTGACAGATGTTAAGAGATGTCTGATAAAATATTTTGATATGATCGTCAACATTTTCAAACTCTAAGGCTTCAAGAAGATTTTTTACAGAAAAAGAATCTTCAGACTTTTCATCAGAATCAAGACCAAGAATAGTATTCATTAAACTAATAAATAAAAGTCTTTGTATAATTAAAGCTTCTGTCCGGTAATAAGTATTTATTAAAGAAAAATCTCCATTAGATAATTTATCCAAAACAACTGAAACTGATTTGTCAAAAGTGGGAGGTCCGATTTTAGCGAAGAAGCGAGAAGTCGCTGCATGAAGGCCTGTAGCTAAACGAATTTTATTTTCGTCTAATAGTTGTTCAGAAGAAGTCTGTAGGACGCCTAGTAAATCTTTATGTTGAGAAAGAAAATCGTCAACATTTGTTTTTTTTTTGGTAGTATTATCTTTAATCTCTTCTAGGTCTGGAGTAGAAATATCTTCTTCTGGATCATATTCAAATAGATCGCTATCATTACTGAGGTAAGTCATAAAGTTTAATTTCTTTCATAGAGATTGTCTGGAAATTAATTATTGGTGTCAAAAGTAATGTTTGACTTAATGCTTTGTGTGCACTCTAAAAGAGTGCCAGACAATTGAGCTAATGAGGATATAATATCTAAAATTTCTTTTAACTGCTTAGAGTCTATGTTTTTATTTTTAGATATAGTTTGGAGTCTTTTTTGAATTTTCAATATTTCAGAGACATTATCATTACACTGAATAACTATTGAAGTTATATTATTAATTGAAGAGTTGATAGAAGAATATTCTTCATCAAAGTATTGTAGTGGATCCATAGTACCCCCGCGGAGAATTGAACTCCGTTAAACACTTTATAAGAGTGTTGTCTTAACCAGTAGACGACAGGGGCTAGAAGAGTTTAGATTTCTTCTAGCCCACGTATTCGATTGAATGTAATAGATTGAACATCAGAGACTTCAATTCCCATCATAGTAGGAACTGAATTTGAGTCATAAGAAAACAAAAGATAAAAGGGTCCAACATGTTCAGGCCACTCTGCGTTATCTTCTGCGTAGTCAAGATTATCAAAAAAATGAGCTAATCCTTTTTGATCAAATAAAAATCCAGATCGATTCTTATTTAAGATCATAGGATCATCATTAGCTAAATCAATAATCATTATTATTCCTCGGGAAGAAAAGATCTAAGTGCGATCTCTTCAGACTTATGGGATTGGCTGGGACAAAGCTCTAGTATAGCAGCATTTACAATTGAAAAGTGCATACGAGCATCGTCGTTATCAATAGCGCCTTCATGGATTCTGCTAATAACATCATCGGGCTGCATGCCATTAGTCAGTAAATCGCACCACTGCTCACCGAATTCCATAATAACTTGATCAGAAACTGGTGGAGTTCCCTGATAAAAGAACTCAACAGTTTGGATATAGGTATCATTTACTGTTCCGGAAAATGATGGAATAATTTGTGGATCAGTAATAACTACAGTAACATTGGTGGGGCGCATAGGTTTCAAGGTAGTAGTTGTATCACTTTGAGTAACTGCGCAGCCAGTTAAAAGTATAATAGCTGCTATAAAAAAAAATAAAACAGCAACAGCATAAAGAATTTTATTTAAAATAGAATCAATCTTGTTCACTGTAAACTTCCTTAGCTAAATATTTTTTCATTTTGTGGATGGCAATAATGATGCTATCAATAATAGCACCTTCAGGTTCAGCTTCAACTTCTTCAATAGGTTTGCCCATAATCTGATATGAATTTAAAATATTTTCACCACTAAGATAAGTGAAAGAACGAACTCGCATTCTCTCAGGATGCTTAGATGGACGAGTGGGTTCTCCATATTCGTCATATTCATATTCATTATAGGGAGCTGCCCATCCATGAACTACAAACATAGCTGCACCATGGTAGCCATGGACGACAAGCGTTGGGATTAAATCATATGGATCCTGATAAGATTCTTCAATAGAATTCCATTGAGAAGAATCGTAATCCCAGAACCAAACGGAAGCGGCACTATCCCATCCATTTGTTTTGGTATATTCTGACAAAAAAGAATTAAAGATATCTAATAACGGATCCATATAATTATCCTCTAGGGTGTTGAGCTTTAATGTCTATATTCAAAATTGAATCATTGACAGGCATTAAGTTAGAGTCACTATTGTGGAATAAGCATTTTTCAGCGTCAATCATTGCATCAATTAGGGTATTGATTTGAATGTTCATTTCAGTTACGGGCTGTTTCTGCTTTTCTTCATAGGACAAGATATCGTAAGTGTCTCTAGTGGTCATTGTAAAATCTCTCATTCATTAAATTTGTATTGTTGTTCAGGGCAGAAGTTCACAACAGCAGCAGCCACCACATTAACAAGAAGGTCTTCAATATTAGAGTCTCCGTCAGCGGATGAGATAATTGCAGTGAACACTTCGTCTGCCGTACTGCCGCTGCGAAGAGCATCGCAAGTTGCGTTGCCTGTGTCAATCATGTCTTGGTCTTGTAAATATATTGTGCGACCATAACCTGTTTCGACATCAAAGATAAACTCATCTTCATCGGTGTAGACGGGTGCTGGTGCTGCTGTTGCAATGGGTGCGTCAGTTGTCTTGACGACCTTGACAGTTGTGCCAGGTGCTTCTGTGTTTGTAACGTAGATTGTTTTGCTTCCACAAGCAGTGAGTGCAAGAGCAGTAATTGTGGCAATAATAATTTTTTTCATTTTGTTTTATCCTTTCAGAATAAAGTAGTAGTCGTGTTGGAGATATGGGTCCACTAACATTATACACGATTTACGTTGCCCCGGCATCTCTGATAGAGTACTGGATGTTAGCTACTACTAGAGCCGAATCTCAGGATTGAACTGAGGACCTACGCATTACAAGTGCGTTGCTCTACCACTGAGCTAACCCGGCAGTAAGCCATTGAATTATATTATCTGCAGGTTTTTATTTCTTATAACTCTCACCAAAAATGGAATCTGATTATAAAAAATAACTACTTTACGATAAGCACCCAATGGCTTCAAGGATAGACTACTTTGTGTATGGCTTATCTTTAGGATCGTCTTTATTATCCTGAGGCTTAGACTCAGTTGGCTTTGGAGGGTTAGGATAACTAACCTCATCATTGCCTTTAAAGATTTTTCTAAATTTGGCGAGTGACATTTTCGTCTCCTTGAAAAGTGGGCATTAATATGATACGAATGATATGTGTCCGTAATTGATTTAACCATTCTTATTTTTAGGGTTTCACATTAATACCCAGTGGGGCGTGAGGGACTTGAACCCCCGACCCAGGCATTATGAGTGCCTTGCTCTAACCAACTGAGCTAACGCCCCATATCGTCTCTCCGATTGTCACGCCTTAGTAGGGCCACTTCACTTGACGTTAGTTACTGCATGGTGGTACGAAACGACCGCTGCCCTAGTTCTTAGTATTTAGAGAATTTAACGCACTATTAAAAGATTGAGATTCTTGATTAAATATTTCGATATCAGATAACAGATGCTCTTTTAAATGAACAGGCAACTGATGGAGAGCATTGCTAATTTTTTGTAGTATTTGTTGAAGTTCGGCAACTATAGTTACTTCTTCTTGGGTGATATTAGAATCAGGTTGCATCGTACTCCATGTAGATAAATTTGGATTTCATATCTCTGTATAGAATTAATCCTAAAAAATTATTATTAAATTTAAAAGCTATTGATAAGTTGGAGTAGTTAATTCTTGGTCGAGCATAATGTGTAATCTAATATCAAGTAATAGATCAGTCATTTCTGCGGTAGAGACAATTTCTCTACTTGAAATTTCATTAAGAGCTTTATCAACTAAATCAGTAACTAGTTTAATAGTTGCTTTGTTCATGGTGCCTCCTCAGGGATTCGAACCCTGGACCAACGGATTAAAAGTCCGCTGCTCTAACCAGCTGAGCTAAAGAGGCGGACGTAATTAACTTTAAAGCTTAAACGCTTTTTGCAGTTTTGCCCATTTTTCTGCATTCTTCAACAAAAGCTTCAGAGGCTTCGGAGCTAACAGTTAAAGATAGTCCAAGAATTGCAAGCATGTCCAATAAAAACATTGGATCAAGTTCTTCTAGCTCGTCAATGTCAGCACATATCTCATTTATAAGATCTTCGGCCATTTCCATTTGAGACTGTTTTGGTGAATCAGTGTCGGTAACTTCTTTGTGACGCAAAAAGTATGCAATTTCCTGATTTGTTAATGGTCCTGATTGTTCTTCTAAATTATTATCATTCATGATATTTCCTTTACGGTTGTGATATTTACTTTAAAAAGCGGATGACCTGGGGTTGAAAGGGGGAAATGCCCCAAGTCATCCTAGTGCCCAAGATGGGACTTGAACCCATACTCCTTTGGTAAGGAAGGGGGGTTTAAGCCCCCCGCGTCTGCCTATTCCGCCACCAGGGCTTATTACTATTGATCATCTTCTTGTTGATCGCTCATTAAAGCAGAGGGATCAGTAAGTAGCGTATGAATTCCTGTATACCAATCAATAATTTTTGAAAGATAATCAGAATCAAATTGAGCCGGAGAATCATTCATGTATATATTGGGCAAACTAATTGCGCCATCTGATACAAGAGTTCTAGTAAATTTTAGAATACTTACAGTATCTTCAATGTTTGTGATGTGCTCTGGTTCAGAACCAATAACGATTGCTAATGACATAATTTTAACCTTCTATTTTATTGTTGTTGTGTTTCACCCCCTACGTCTTTGTATATGCTATTATAAATATTATTTATTACATAAATTCAGGTAACGCTTTTTGATACATAGACTTAAGAGTGTCTATTCTTAATACTTGTTCAACTATTTCATAAGGAACAGAATGATCCTCTTCATCAATTTTATTAAGCTTATAATGATAAGAGCCAAAAATAAGAACGTCTCCATATATTGCATCGGTAGTAACGATTCCCAAAGAAGTTAAGTAACTGTTACGAAGTAAGTGGGAAGCAATAAAGTTATATTTATTTGTTTTAGATTGTTCAAATGAACTAAAGTAAACATGATAATAAGGATTAGGATTTAATACTCTAAGTTGTTTATCTTGAAATATTAATTCAATAATGTTATCAGGAGAATCAGTAATGGCATACGGGACATAGTCATTACTGCAAGGTATATATAAAGATTTAACAAAAGGTTTATGGCTTGGTAAAGCTTTATAATATTCGGGAGTAATTTTAGGATGAACTAAAGAATATTTATTGTTGGCTTGGATAATAGTCATAATACAAGTAGTATATCAAATTACCACTTAGAGCGTGTTGTTTTAATTCTTTTATCCAGCCATGCTGGTCTAGGATTAGCTTCATAATATTTGCTAATAATTTGACTAGCGGTTCCTTTAGTGATATCGGAGGTAACGGGTACACCGATACGTTTTAATAGTTTTCTTTGAGCATCAGTTGGACCATCTGCACGCCAGGCAGCGTCTGATTCAATAAGATTGGTATCAAACTTTGCCATGATCCATCTGTCACTACGGACAAAAGCATCACGCATATCTTCGGGATATCCTAAAAGTTTTACTTGAACTGCATCCGAAGTACGCTGACGATGTTCAACAACCCATCTACCTAGTGTGTCAGTGTATATTCTAAATGAATTATAATTATCCACGCCAAGATGATAGTCGTTTTCGGCAACTTCAGCCCACACAAATCTAGAATATTGTTGAACAAATTCATTTGGTGGAGGTGGCATGAAGAGATTAATTCTCTTATAAGCTAACTCTATATCATTAGGGTCTAATACACGAACGGCTTCGCCTGGACAATAGTCCTCGAGCTCCTTGTATTTTTTAGCTACTTCGACAAGGTCTTGTCCCTGTAAATCGAATTCGGGAGGCAAGCCTAAAAGAGAAGGAAGGCCAATAGGCTTCTTTCCTCTTGTAGTATCTGCAAAGTCTAGGACGGTACAATGCGGCTTTCCTTCGTGAAGTCTAGTACCTCGACCAACAATTTGCGTATACAATAGAGTAGATCTAGTTGGTCTAGCTAGAATGATAGTTTCTACGGTCGGTTCGTCGAACCCTTCCGTAAGAACGCCGACATTGATGAGAACTTTTGTTGTACCGATCTGGAAACGCGCCAGAATATCTCTACGAGAATCTGAGTCAGTAGCACCTAAAATTACCTCCGTTTTTATTTGCGCGGACGCAAAGGATGTGGCCAAGTTGTTCGCGTGTTTGACACCCGCGCAGAATACAATTGCTTTGGATTCTGGAACCAGACTATTATAAGCAGCAACAATGTGAGCATTACGCTCAGGGGTATCAATAGCATCTTCCAGCTGAGACGCAACGTAATCTCCTTCATTAGTTGCAACTCCAGATATATCTGTATCTGTCTTGATTCGATAACCGACTAATGTACATAAGTAACCATCCTCGATAAGATCTTGTATTGTCTTATAGTATACTATTTCATCAAAGACATCTGTCAAGCGAGTGTTGTCAGATCTTTGAGGAGTAGCTGTAACTCCGAGTACAAATGGTGCATTAAAGTAATCTAAAATGCGCCGATATGTAGGAGCAGCAGCGTGGTGTGCTTCATCAATAACTATAGATTTAAAATAATCTTTTGGATATTTTAAGATACGTTCTGATTCTGCTCGTCCCAAAGTTGGGACTGAGGCAACCACGACATCGCAGTATCCTGCTATGTTATCTGCTTGCTCGATTTGAATATCAAGTTCAGGATTGGACCAGCCAATTTTTTCCTTAGCTTGATATAATAGTTCTGCACGGTGTGCTAAGACAAGCATAGGGAGACTGTCTTTTTTGAACTGAGGGAGGTGTGAGAATATAACAGTTTTACCTGCGCCTGTTGGAAGGACTACAAGCTGTTTATTAATTCCTTTTTCTGAAAAATCATTAATTGATTTTAATGCTTCTTCTTGATAAGGTCTTAAAGATAACATGTAGTCCCCCTTTCAGGATATGTTATACGTATTCTATATTAATTTGAGTATGTTCGCAAGACATAAGCTTTTCTAGTTTATCTTCAAATTGAGAATCTGAAGATATAGTAGCTTTGATGTAATGGCTTTTTTTATACTTGATAGAACCGCAATGTGTAATTGCAGTGTAGTCTTTTTGTTTTTTATTGTTCATGAGTGGGCCACGCTAAAATAAGAAACATTAACACCGGGGAATACATGGACGCCAGCGCCAGAAATTCCAAGGAAAGATAAGACTTCTTGAACAGTATATAGAGGATGCTCTAGGTGTGTAAACATGTAAAACATGTTAATCATTTCCTTTGAAATTCCTTCATATTCATGATTAGATACATTAACAGAACTAAATTTATCATATAGCCAGTTTACGTTTTTGTCAAAAACAGTATAGGGCATATTAATCATATGCGCACTATCCTCTTCTAGAACAAATACGTTCAGGCATTCTGCGGTTTTATTATTATCATCATCATGTAATTCAGATAAAAGAGAGACTACAGCATAGCTGGAGTCCAACGCAGGATAAAGATATAATGCTTCTGCAATTCTTGCTAAAGTATCTGTAAATTCCACTTGAGGATTAGGTACGACAGCACACTGTCTTACATCTGGGAACTTAAAGAAAGTAACCATGGGACGATAATCGTAACCATGAGAAACATTTTCTTCCAGTGTACCGCGAAGAACAAGAAGTTCTTCATCGATAACTGGGCATAAATCTTTAATGTCTTGAAGTATGTAGGTCATAGTGTTACTTTGTTAAAACATTAATTGCTGAGAATAAAGCATATGTTCCATAAAGATATAGGAACAAAGCACTAGCAAAGACAATAGATGATGAAGCAGTTAACATGATGATTGAGAATAAGACTGTTTCTACGCCCCAGTAGCTAAGCATTGCTGTAGCTCTAGTCTGGGGCTTACGAAAGAATCTTACAATCTTTCCTGTTACCTTTCCAATCTTATGAATAATAGTTTCATTTCGTGGGACTTCAATGACTATATTAGAGATATAAGATGAGCGCATTGGCAAGAGTGCTTGCATGCTCATGAGATCGATAGCGTTGGTCATAAGACCTCCTGTTGTTTTGATATAATAATTTCATTTTCAGGGAGCCATCCAAGCCAATTTGTTTTAAGGCTTTTTAGTAGAATGGATCCCGGTCGATTTGGATTTTCAATAAACTCGAAATCAGGGCCATTATCATTAATCCTGTTACGAGTACGGAGGGAAGCTGTCTGGCCATTTTTCTTGATTGTTATAATTTTCATTTATAATTTCTTTAAAGATTTCTTTATCTTCATTTTTATGTTGGAGCATTTCAGAAATTTGGTCATGAAGCTCCCGTAGATCGTGAGTAAGATCTTCAGGAATATCATAATCAGCTTCTAATTCTGAAGTAGCTTTAATAAATTCTTCTTCAGACATTTGAGACAATGTGATGTATTCATCAATCCAGAGACCAATAGATATAGATTCGCTTAACTCTTCATCAGACATACCAGTTTCTTGCTGGATGTATTGATAAGATCTAATGAATGGTTTTTTATTTTGAAGATCTTCAAGATTTGTTAAGTCACAAACTTTTAAAAGATCTAAAAGAATAGCTTGCTTTCTACGATAGAGATATAGAAATTTAAAAGCGTTCATCTTATCATGATCAAAGTTAGTGGGTATATAATTTTCAAAGTTCATTTTAATATCCTGCTACCTTATAGTTTAATTGTTCTTCTGTAAGAGTTCCATTGGCGCGATGATCCATAAATTGATTATAGTCATCACGGGTATTCTTAGAGATTTGCCAGACATTAAGACTCCAACGATCTGGATGAGCGTTTTCGACCCAATGAGGGTTCTTAGTATTAAACATAAATACCTCTCCTCCGGTTAAATCATAACGCCCTGCAGGGACTGATTCAGGAATGCCGGGTTGCCAAAAGTACTGATCGTTAGAACGCTCGTAGTACCAGCTTACTTTACCAAGATTAATAGACATACCTCGGTAGTCAGCGTATCGCGCATCACGGTGTCGTCTAATGTTACCACCTTTGGTAACAAGCACAGCTTCAGGAGTAAATCCTTCGGGTGCAATAGAGCGAACGAAGTTCATAATTCGTTCGTCTTGATATCCTACGTGCCAAGGAGTAGTAGCTGTTAAGGGAGGTGCAGTCTGGATCCAGAGCTGACGACGACCCTTAGCTGCGCCTTGGGGGTTAATGATCATTTCAGGATAAATTGATTCATTAAGATAATCAATAATAACTTGTTGAGTTTGTGGGGGAATAGTTCTAATATATTCTTCCATAAGATGTCCTCTCTTAATTTATAATATTGCGTTTTTGTATGAACTATAAAAAAAATAATAACCCAGGAATAATGGAGAAGCTCCATCACTACTGAGTTATTATTTTTATAAGTCTCTCGTGTTACAAGTCTCTTCAGCAGAAGTTGATCGCATTGATTCATTCGCCTCATGTGTTACTAATCGATTTCAGTGATTCATTCTTCGAAAATGTTACTAATCAAGTCTCATGATTCATTCGATCCAAATGATATAAATCGATTGCTATGATTCATTCTTAGATTTTGTTACTAATTAACTGGTGTGATTCATTCAACTGCCTTGTTACTAATTGGAAATCTTGATTCATTCACGAAGAGTGTTACTAATC